GATTAATAGTAACTGTATTGATTAAATCTTTTACTGTTCTATTATTAGTATCAAAGTTACCTATAGCAATATTACTATTACCTCCGTGTATTGTTAAATCCTGGCCTATAGCGACTGACTTATTTGAACCACTGATACGGGTGTTTTCACCACCGATAATGGTTGATAACGCGGTATCTTCGCTGATAGACGATGTAGTTGATTGCTGTATAGCACTATTACTTACACCTTGTTCTATAGTGTTTTCAGTACCAGTAACTGTAACAAACTTAGCATTATTTTGAACTAAGTTATTACTACCTTCTACACGTGCTATTTGTACATTATTTCTAACAATATTATTGTCACCTCTTGTATCAACTGTTTCTGCTGAAATATCTACTTCATTTAAACCTATATTTGTTTGTGAAGTAAACCTTGCATCTGTTGGTTTTAAAGTATTCCATACAACAGTATTATCAGCACCAAACACACTAAATCCATCACGTGAAGCTGCTTGTGGGACTGCTGAACCACTATAATCAGCACCTGTTTCAAAGTCTTCATATACCACAAAACCACTTTCACTAAATCCAGCATCATCAACTGTAATATCAACTACTGTATCATCTATTGTGATTCGTCTTCTTGGGTATTTTAGTTTACGAGGTAATGATTTAATAAGTTCTACTTCAACACTATCCTCTTTAGTTACGTTAGCACCTTTAATCTTGTTGATTCTGTAGTAATGACCATCTATAAAAATCTTATCATTAAGTTCAATATCTGGAATCTCGTTAGGTGATAAGAAAATATTTAGTGTAACTAATCTACTATCTACATCGTATAACTCGTTAATATAGAAAGACCAATATTCTTCGAATGCTGTTCTTTTTGTTCTACCATTAAACTGTGATTGATGATAGTTATAATGTCCTGGAGAATAAGTATTACCAAAATGTAAATCTATTGTATCACTAAAATCAGCAGGTGTAGCTTGTAAGTGTGATGCTAAACCATAATCTGATTCTGTATGTACAACATTATTTTCATCTTCAAAGTAATATCTGCTTAATGATGTAAGACCACTTTGTAAAGTTCCTACAACACCATTAGCATCAAATCTACCATTATGGAATAATAAACGAGGTGCAAACTTAGTTCTTTTAAATCCTTGTGTTGAATCATCTTTTTCTGCTAATACAGGTAAAACAGTAAATGGTGCACCATCTATACCCTTTAAAGGGGTTGGGGCAAAATATTTACCTATTACTTTTTCACCATCTGCTAAGTCAGATTCTGAAACATAATCAAACTCTCCATATATTTTTTCTCGAGTTCTTTTATGGTATTGTATTAATGCTGTATTGTCTTCTACATCTGTAAACTTAATATCTTTAGGTTGGTTTTGTAATGGATGTGTTATTTGCCATTTCTGGTTATAATCAACTTTACCACTCCAATCAACTATATTTCCAGCATCTATCCAATCATTAAATGTCTCTATTTTAAGTACATTTCTTTGGTTTTTAACTGGTTCAATAACTAAGTTAAACTTTTCAATCAGACCTTGTAAAAAATCTGTTACACTAACATCTCTGTAAATAGGTGCTAAGTTAACATTACCACCTAAACTTGTAGTTGGTCCTTGTACAAGTTCAAATCTTGTAGATGATGTTGCTAATAATCTTAATGTTTGTGTTCCTGAAGCTGTTTCTGTATAAACAACATATACTTCTATATCATCACCTGATGCTAAAGCATAGTTATTAGTTACTATATTCATTAAACCACTTACAGCACCTGTTGAATCAAAAGTAAATGAATCAAACTGACTACCATTTTTATAAATGATTATATTGATTTGTCTTGCATCAGCAACAACATTATAGTTTAGGATTTCGTATTTAAACTGAACCTTAAACTGATAGTTACCATCTATATCAGCTGTAAATGTTGAAGTTGTATTATCGTATTGACCAGCATTATCAAATAACTCTGTTGGGAAGTTTACTTTAGCTACTGCTTGTGTATCTGTGTAATCTTGATTTGCATTAGTATATGCTAAGAATGATTGTGATACTGGTGAATCTGATGTAATACCTTTTTTATCATCCTCTGTAGCTAATAAATAAATATCATCTGTATAACTACCTGAAGTAAATAATGATGAAGTATACTCGTATCCTAAGTTATCAAAAATAACATCTAAACAACTTCTTACTCTAATAGCAGGTTTAAAATCATCTACTCTAATGGGTGTATTGTAGTTAGAGAATGTCCTTGATTCACCACCACCTTTTATTTGTGTATCTGAAGCTGTATCAACATCAAATCCATAGTTTACTAAAGGATAAAATACAGCACCATCTAATAATGTCTTATCCCAACTACCAGTAATATTACCATACGTGTAATCGTGGTCGAGAGACGAGAAATCTAAATCACCAAATGTTACATCTTGAATAAGTGTACCAAAATCTACTGTCTCGTTTACAACAACAACATTGTATAAATCATTACCCTGATTATCAGTAATAACACTATCTAAATAAAGTTTACCACTAAATACTTCAGCACCATCTTGTAATATTTGACAAGGTACTGTTTTAGTAAATGAAGTAGAAGGTGTAGCACCTACATCATACAAGTTACCAAAGAACTCGTTATTGGTTTTAGATGGAGGTAAAGTAAGTTTTTGTGAAGAAACACCAAATACAGTCCCAATATTACCTGATTCAATAGCTGATATATCAAGTTTAAATGGGGTTGATTCGAGTAAGTCTAAATCATACTTTACTCCATTATCATTTATCGCCCTTATTATAGTCATTATCTTCTACTTCTTTCACCATTAGCGTATTGATATTGTACTTCATATCTAAATAGCTTTTGGCTACGTGGGTTAGTTTTTTCTGTAATACTTGCATTGTTGATTACCACGGGTAAAAACGTTGAACCATCTTGAACATATACGTCCGTGGAAAAGAATAGTTCGCGTAAAATATCCGCGTCTACTTGCGTTAAATAATCACTATTTGCCGTATGTTGTTTAGTGATACTGTTGTAGTAGTTATTTCTACCTCTACTTGATTTATCATACGCAACACTATTTGTGGTTGTAGAATAATCTACAAATGCTTCTTTATATTCTTGTCTTTCAACATTTGATGTAGTTGAATCTGCTAATGTGAAGTTAAAGTAATCCCAAACACCATATTCGTTTTTCCAAGCAAATCTTACTCCTGGGAAATCACAAGCACCAGTATCAATATTAAATGTGTATTCACCCCATACTCCATCAGCATTAACAAATGTATCAGTAGCTTGGGAGTTAAATGTTAATGTATAATAAGATGTATCTGCTAAAATAGGTACACCTACATCCTCTAAGTTTTGTGGACCAGCTGGATAATGAACTAAACGTGTAGATTCATCTTGTGAAGTATAAACATCACTCCAAAACTGTGTTTGTGCTGTTCTTAGTCCTGTAAATGTATCGTATAAAATATCTGTATCTAAAAGTGTACCTGATGAATCGTATTGTCTATAAGTAGCAGCAAATACATCTTGTGCACTATTTGGATTATCACCATTACCTTGTAGATTACCTCTTAAAATAGAGATAGTACCATAATCACCTATTTGTACTTTTTGTGTAGTAAAATCTGTTAAACCAAACTGATGATTAAATGTAACATCATCTAATGGGTCTTCTTCATTGTATTTTGAACCACTATTCCAGTTCCAATCTATTAAATCATTAGGATTAGCAAATCCATCTAATAAAAAGTTAATCTGTGTAGGAATAGTTACAGCTGGGTCTCCAACATTAGATGCTACACCAGTATACAATGTAACAGATGATGAAACACTTGTACCATATTCTTCACCAAAGTAAATATTAAAATCACCTCCACTAAAACTATTTGCTTGTGGGGTAGTTGTTTTCCAAGCTTCATCTGTAGGTCCTAACTGCGAAGGTAAGATTTGCCCTATATCAAATACACCTTTAGATGATGGGTTTGGTTGTTGTTTTATTCTTTGGATTAATGTATCACTTTCGTCCTTAATATCTACTACGAACTGAAACTGCGGTTGGGTTACCTCTGTTGAAGTAACCTCGTAAACCAAGTTATTGTTCACCATATTGGGACTTGTAGGGTATTGTTGTAATGATGTTGCCATTATAGTTGTATTGTTAAGTCTACCTCTTTAGGTAGTGATTTTGCCAAGTCTGCTGATACATCTTCTGCTGCAGCTAATGCTATATCGTTTATTTCTTTTCCTATAACATTTGTTTGTGCACGTTCAATGAACTTTTGTGCTGTTTGAAACTTAGTACCTAAATCTGGAAATATATAGTAGTTTAGTAATGAAATAGGTGCTTCAATACCTTCAGGTGATTCAGTAGCGGATTGTGCTTTAACACTACGTTTTAATCTACCAGTATCAACAGGAGATAGCTTACGTATCTCTGCTGCTAACTCTTTATTTACTTTATTTATTTCGTTTTCTAAGTTATTAAACTCCATTATTGTGGGAAGTTACAATAGTTGTAAACTGCGTCTTCTGTTATTGTTATATTTGCTGCCCAACCAAAAGCCCTATCGTTAAATGCTTCGTTAACTGGAATAATATTACTTAATGTAAAATCTATACCATAAGGTGTTTGTGCATTATTAAATCGCATATAACCTAAAACATCATAAATGTATAGTTCTGTATTTGATTTAACTTCTACTGCAGGTGCATTGCTTAGTTTTGGTACATCTAAACTATAAAGTTCAAATGCTAATGTTCTAATATTACCACTTAAACCAGGAGAGGTTAATGGGCGTAAGAACATAAATGGGTATTTAATGTTTTGGCTATTTGAATCTAAGTACGACAATGGACCTTCAGCAAATGATTGTATTGCTAAATGTGCTGTTGTTGCTTCTTCAAAATAACCAACTATGTCTTTATAAGTATTCATTATTTTATTCTATATTGACGTTCTGTCTGTTTTCTAATCTGTTCATCCCTCTTGTTCTTATCTTGTTCGTAAGCGAGGAAGTTAAATACGAAGACGATATTGCAGTCCAAGATACTTCTTTCTCCATTGATTGATAAGATGGATGTTGAAGCCAGGTAATGAAGCGTAGCAAACCATCCCCAGTGTTCACTGTAGCCATCTGTTTGTTCATCTTCTCCACTTCCATCATCTGTTGTTTGGGTGGGAGAGAAGAGAGATTCGAACTTGCGGAGAAGTAAGCTGCGAGAACTAAAAAAAAACTTAACGCACCTAATCCAATAGAGGCTGGAATGTTAGATAATGTTTTAGCTTGTGCTTCTCTTTTACTATTATCGTACTTTTCTACTTCATAGTACTTAAATAGATTTTCTGCTTCACCTAATGCTACCTTATATGTTGATTTAAAAGCCCATTTGATACCGCTAAACTTATTTTTTACAATAGGGCGATATAGTATAGCCATTATTTCCTCGAGGTTTTCATTCGGATTTTTCGCAAGCCTCTCTAAGTCAATATACTCGCCTGTAGTCATACTTGTAAGCGATTTAAACCCATATTTTACACCATCTAAATCAAATATAGGATAGAACTGCGGTGTTAAATCTTCAAACGAAGATAATAATGTAGCATACACTTGTTGTAATGCTGTTGGTGTATACTCTTTTACTTCATCAATGTCCTTACCTCCCATTTTAGAGATTAAAGATACCATTTTCTCGCTTTCATTTAAATGTTCAAGCGAGTTAAAGTATTTCCAATCTGCGATTGAAAGGTATTCTGGTATTTGTATTTGTATCTTCATACGATAATAAATATGTATATGTTATGTTTTAGCCTCGGTAATAACTATTAGTGTTTTTCTGTAGAATAAGGAAACCCGCATAAGCGGGCAACCTAAATCTTAGACGTCTAAATCTATTTTATTTCCCAGAGGTTTCTAACTGCTTTTCTGGATTTATTAAATGCTAAATAATCTTTAATGATTACTTCTCCAATACCATTACTTACTTTTTTTGTTTTATTAAACATTGAAATATAAGCGTTAATGGTTGTTGTTTTACATTCGTGTGTTGTTTCAAACACTTCTCCTGTTGGGATATAAACTAACTTTTTCATATTATTTTTCTACTTGTTCTACAATAACATTAAATGAACCCATAACCATAAAGTTATTTTTGTCATCATTGCTTCTGATTTCTACTCCTTCACTACCAAATCTGGTAGATGGTCTTGAACTCGAGATGAATGTTTTTATTACATCTCCTTTACTCGTAACTAACTGTGTCTTAAACATAACTATTTATTTATTATTATACTTGAATATACGAAACTTATTTTGCTTATCCAAATATTTCGTTGATTTCTTCAACATCATTATCGTAAAAATCTTCAATAAAATCATTTAGGATTTCATTAGTGATTTCATTGATTGGTAAATCACAACCACCATTGATTTCTTCTTTTAGATTTGAAATAACTACTTCTGATAACTGACTTAATACTGACATAACTTTTATTTATTTATTTTTGGCATTATTGCCGTTCTTATTAATACGTGAATATACGAACTTATTTTTGCTTCTCCAAGCCTTCACGCAGGCCTGTTAAAAAACCTTTTGTTGCTATTTTTGGATTGTAAATAAACAAACCAACTAAAATCAAACTAACTATAATATCCATAGCGATTATTTTTCTAACTCTTCTTGTGCTATTGTCCACATATCAAAATCTTCAACATTAAAACGAAACCTACCACATAATAGGTTTTCGAGGTAGTTAATGTAATCTTTACTACTAAAACCATTAAAACTGATTGGGTGTTCTGCTTCAGGTAGATTAATCATTTTCTGTGCATAATCTCTGATTTCTTGTTCTGTAACTTTCATAACTTTTATTTTTGTTCGTCCGGCACCCGCCTTATTCAACACGTTGAATATACGAACAATATTTCAGGTAACCAAATATTTGCACAAGGGAAGTCCCGCAGATACGCGAGACTTCCTAACGGAGGGAAAAAGAGATAAAAAATAGAAAACCTCCGTTGTATTAATATGCTTTAACACTACCACCAATATATAACTTATTTTTTGCACCTCCAAGCATATTATTTCTTGCTTGATTAGCTAACCACAATGAATCAACACAATCGTCTTTAAATCCATTAGGGTGGCTAAATGATAGTTTACCATTAGCACTCGTTTTATAAGTATAGGCTGATAGTTCGTTATATAAATGTGGGAATAAATCTTTACTTGGTAACTCTAATATTTGATTTTCAATATCCTGAATCAATGCCCTAACTGCTGTTAGTTTTGTATCTTGTGTCGTTATGAATGGGCTACACTTAACACCACTTTTCCTGACTTGTTCAAAGATAGCCTTACCGATTCCATTAGTTTCAATATTTCCTCCTCTGACATTGTATCGTCTGCAATGATTGATGATAATGTTTCCAGCTTCTTCAAATGATTTCCCATTAAATCTATCAATGAACGCTGTTCGTCCAGATTCGTCAAGGATTGTAAGCACGGTATAATCATCAGAGAGTCCAATGTCAAGTCCAAAATAATATTTTGTGCTTCTTCTCGGTTGTTCATAGTTATTTATATTACAAACTAAATCTATTCCCCTAAACACATCATTAGTTGCTTCTGAAAACTGTGCTAAGTATTCTTGTGCAAATATATCTGCAGGAAGTGATTTGGCTTGTTCGTTAATAAAATCGACATCAATATACGGGTTATCCGTGGAAATACCTGCAAAACTAATGTAGTCACTACCTCCGTCGATGCCCTTAAGGTAATACGTATAAAACCAGTTTTTTGACTTAGGAGTAGATATAATAAGACATTTTTTTCCTAATGCTGATAATGTAGGGAATATTGCCTCGTTAACTGCATCCTCCTTAATAAATGCTGCTTCGTCAATCACTACATAGTTAAAACTAAAACCCCTGATACTATCATAACGTTCACTACCAAAGAACTGAATAGTAGAACCATTAATAAATGTAATAGTTAAATCTGCTTTATTACTTGATTTAATGATTTTATTTGATGCTGCTTCAAGTTCATTAAATACCTTTTTTGCTTGGGTAAAAATGGGGCTAAAGAAACCTGCTTTTTGATTTGGTTTAGATAATAACCAATACAACATTAGGTTTTGTGCTAATAATGATTTACCAAACTGCCTACCACAAGATACTATACCGAACTTATGTTCGCTATCAGCAAAACCATTAATGACTTTCTTTTGCCCTAAGTGTGGTGTGAATAAAGTTACGTTCATTTAATCCTCCATTGTTTATGGCTTTTTGTTCTACCTGTTGACATTTGATAAGCATTACCTAAGTCTAAACCAGGATATGCTTTAACAAGTTGGGTTGCTTTACCATAAAACTCCCCATATTCAGGGTGTTCAAACCATTTAGCTTGTTCATTATATTTTGATGGGTGTTTTTTCTGGATGTAGGTTAAACATTCCTCTATATTTTCTCCATCATACATTTCTAATGCTTTATTATAGGCATTTTTAGTAGCACCAAATGCGGCTTTAGGTTTTATGTGTCTAACTTCCTTGATAAGGTATTTAGTTAGTTTTTTATAGTAGGTAGTTGACATATGTAAATCAACTTGACCTTCTATTTTATTAATCACATTAGCACTTTGTTTAAGTATTTTTTCTTCCTGTTCTTTACTTATTTGTGGTGCTGCCTTAATGTCCATACTATCGTAAAATGTTGTATTATACGGCTTTATAACGCGTGTCGGTTCAATCACACCATACTCCGTGCTTAAAATAAAGTAATCATTATAAACGCGTGAAATAAAATCACGTTGTGCCCTATAAATCCAACTTTTAGAATACATTTCATCAGCTGGACATTCATAGTCTTGTTTTGATGCTTTACAGCCTAGTATTGCTATCTTCATCTCCCCAGTTTAACTCTATATTACCTTCTATTTTCGCCTCTATTTTTTCGATATCGTTACCTGTGTACTTAACAATCTGGTCTACAGCACGTTGACGTATTTTAGAGTCTTCATTAGCTAATAGGGATACAAGTTCATTCATGGCTGGATGAAGTAATGCATTTAGTTTAGTACGCCATTTTTCATCGTATTGTTCCTTTGCTTTACTCCAATATGCTGAATATTGTTTTTCACTCTTATCATCATACTCCGTTTTACAATACTTTATCCAATCCTTAAATAGGATAGGGTCAGCTGCATTATATCTTAGTTCAAGGCATTTATCTATCCTTGCGTCTGTTTCTGATTTTGAAAGCTTTTTACCTGCCATTCTTGTATGTTTTAAGTATATTACTCGTATGGTAATACATATCATTCATATCTTAGCTTATACTTTTGTAGGTTTTTACCCCAAGGTATTTCAAATAGTATTTTATTATTTCTTGGGTGTGTAAAGTGTTCCTTAACATACTTCCAATAATAATGTCCTACATACCAATCTATCTGTTTATATTCCTCTTGGTTAAGTTGTTGATTTACCATTTCACCCCATTCTAACCTATCATTTTTAGGCATTACACTTGGTGGTTTTCTACCTTCTTTAATAGCTTTTTTTCTTGCAAAGTGTTGAACAAACAACATTTTATCTTCATATGGTTCTATAACTTGATTTGGTGTCATAATACCATAATGTGCTGATAGGATATAATATTTAGGATAATGATATTCTACATAGTTTCGCATTGTTCTAAAGAATATCCCATCTTCATACATTAACCTTGATTCTGTAGGATAATCTTTTTTATTTGACCCACAAGTGATTATCGCTATTTTCATTTATTCAGCTACCAATCGCTTGATTTGTTCTAACTTATTCTCTACCATATAGAGTTGTTGTTTTAGTTCAGTATTTTCATTGATTACCTCCCATAAACGCTTAGTCATCTCTTCCGTCATTGGTACCTCTGCTGGTTCATCTATATACCCTGATGTACCCGATATTGGTTGTTCTACACCATCTACTTTAAACTTTAATCCCATTATGCTTCTTCGTTTAATAAATGTTCTAATCCATTTTCTGCAGCAAACTCTTTAGTCATTGCCATTCCCAATGCATTAATGATTAACCCCATTTCCTCTAATGACTTACATTTTCTTGCATCAATAGGGAATACTGCTGGTTTGATTTCTTGTTCTGGTGTGAAGTTTATTTCTTCCATGTTTATTTTACTTTATTATTATTTAAGTTTGGATTGATTATCTGAATGTATTTTGTCTCTAACTCGAACATTACTTCCTTATCGCAATATTCTAACACCCTAAAATCGAAGGCCTCCTTACCAAGTTCTTTTACTAACTTAGATAACTTCTTATTTTTACCATGACCTCGATTACTAAAGTGTTTCCACTTTCTATTTCTTAGGTTAGTAGAACAACCTACATAACTATCATTGGTAAGGAGACAATCAACTATATAGACGCCGCATTCGGCAGGGATTTTCTTATTATAATGGTTTCCGGGATATTTTTCAGGATTTTCTTTATAGTAACGCTTCATATAGGACTGATATGCTAATGGGTCTTGTTCAATGAAAACTCTATTTCGTTTATAGCTACAGTCTTTACAGTATGATTTTAATATACCCTTAGGTTTATCTGAATAATGGAACATATCTAATGATAGTTCCTTACCACAATCCTTGCATTCCTTCGTCTCCATTTTTATTTCTTTTTATGTTTCCATCTATTCGAGTTATCATCGTATTTATATAACTTTAAATCATCATAAAACTCGGTGATATCCAAATCGTTATTAATATACCAATCTATTTTGTCTTGGTCAAGGGTACGTTTTATTCTTGTTGTATCCCATTGATGGTGATTTCTATAGATGTCTAAACTTTGATTTGGTTTGTTTTTTCTATTTGGTTTTTTTGCTGGCATTCTTTTTGTTTGCTATTTTCTCTATTTCACTCTGGTATTGTTCAAACATGCTATTTGCCATAGCTGCTACACTCCTGCCTTCACACGAGAAACAACCTACTTTTCTATCTGCCCCTTTCATTAGGTTATATGCTTTTAGAAACATCCCAAATGTACTATTGTCTAATCTTCCACCTCTAATAGGTTGAAATGTGTTTAGAAGCCATTGGGCCTCTGATTTACTTATCTTCGCTAACATATTTAATAATATAGTTGATTAATAACGCGAGAATACTTGATATAATCGCATAAATAAAGTTTTGCATATAGAGTAGTGTAGCTATAAAGGCCATGCATTTACTGCAGTTAAAAACAATAGCTATCTCTGCTGTTCTAAACATTTGTTTTCTAACAAAAAACGATACCCATTTATCTGTAATCCATTCTCTAATAGGGTTTAATGGTCTGTAGTATCCTGTTACAAATACACTAATCAATGATATCGAAATCAATGTCTGAAATGTCTGTTGTTCCATTTTGTTTTGCTTTTAGTATTGCGGTTTCCCAAATAATATATTCCATTGCATAGTTATCATCAATAAACATCTGCATTTTTTCACAATCAGTCATTCTGTAACTCCTTTAAATATTCTCTAACATCTCTCCTGATGTTGTGTTTTCTATTTTTATCTCTGGTGTATTTAGCTTCTACAACATTATTTATTTGTTCTTGTAAATCGTTGATTTGTTCAACTAATATATCCATATTATGGGTGTGGATGTTGTCTGCGGTTTGCTTGTGTTTTTTAGCGTGTTTAAACGCGTTGTACTTACTCTTCACATACGGCACCGCTAACGTAAAAGTATACGTTAAAACCGCTGTAGTAATAATAGTTAACAGTTGTTGCATTTTTCTCTTATTTGATTAATAGCTGTGTTCATATCTTTAACAAGGTGTCCCTTGGAAATGTTATAGTACTGGTGTACCTCCTCTAATGATTTACCTTCATACCAATACTTATTCATTATAGCCTGGAGGTACCAATGAAGGTTCTTGTATTCTTGCTGGAAACATTCCATTAGTGAATCATCATATACCTCCTCTGGGCGGTCAAATATACTATTGAATGAACCTGGTACTCCATCCTCTCTACTCCAACTCTTCTCTTGTCTGTAGATTCTGTAGAAGGGAGAGGTAGAGGAACGAAGTTGCTGGGAAGCACCTACTAACAACCACCATCCTAACTTATCATCATCCAGCATCTGAATAATCTTGTCTTCAGGCTGGGAGTATAATGTTTCAACCATGTGAATGGTTAAATCAGAAGCATGTTGTGCCATCTGTCCCTTAGCGATGTTAGTAGCAATCTGGTTATTTAACCACACATATCTCTCTCCTACCCAATCATCGATTCTATCTTTTGTTTCTTTGGTCATATTCTTATCTTTTCTCCCCCATATCCCAGGAAAATGTAAATATTAAAGTGTAAAACTGGGCTTAATATAATGTTTTATCTGAACCAACAAGCTTCCATCTTTATTAGGTTCCTGAAGTTTAGTACCCTTTGTACGGTTATAACTATGGTAGGATTCTTCAAAAACGCATTCTTTAGAAAGGAGATTCAACTTGTTTTTTATTCTGTATTTTGTATGTAGTAGGTTTTTCATCCATTACCCATTGATACATTTTCTGAAGTCCATAATATTTATTTCCTCCATATGGTCTTTTAACAACTACACACACATCACCTTCAATATACTGGTTAGGATATGTTTTATATTTTCTATAACTACCTTTATGTTTAAACCAAGCATCTTCCTTATTATTGGGTTCCATATACAGGTTAAGTGATTTATGTTTTATTTTAGTATCATCTCCTCTACCTGGAATCGCTACAGATATATTATTTTGTTTTTCTAATATACTTATTTTCTTAGATAGTTTACTAATAAGTTCATCTTTTTCTTCAAATCCCTTCTTAGCTACCTTTAACATATCAACAGCTTGTTTTTGGATTACATCCTCTATTTCACAATCCCAGCACAACTTTCTGGGTATTGTATTTTCAAAGTTCTTGTAATGAAAGTGCTTACGTTCCTTACTTAACCCACAACCTCTACATTCATAACTTACTATCTTATTCATAACATTTTATTTAGTTAAACTTCCTGATGCCCTAATAATACAAAATAGAGGTGTGGGAGGCAAGTTTAAGTATGTATTTTACAAAAGAAAAGAAAAGACGTTGCGATTTCCCCACAACGTCCAATCTCTAACAAAAAAAATAAAATATAGTTTATGATAAAAACCTAATCAGTGAACAGTTAATACAACCGATTAATAAACTTTTAACATGACATGAATGTAAGAATGGGCTTTCGCCCATCCTACTTACTTTCCCAAGTTTCTAAAATCTAAATGTTCTTACTCTCTAAAGTTTTCCACGGGGAAAGATATTTCCTAAGGTAGCACCCTAAGGGAATATTATTTACCAAACACTCCTTTAGTTTGATTATAGTATAATGCTATTTCTGCTGCTGTTAGTTTATCAGCTATTAACATAGATGTATTCCATTCAGCTTCACTTTTAAATGCAGTTGATGACCCAAATGCTAAACCAGTAGTAGTATAATCTAATGTATGTGAACCTTCCCAAGTTTTATCTGTTGTACCTGATTTTACTAAGGCACCATCAATATACATTTCATAAGAGTTTCCACAATCCCATACTAATGAAAATAACCTCCATTCATTAGTTATAGTTGAAGGTGAAGCACCATAAACATAAGTAAAGCTATCTGCTTGTGCATTTGTATCACCTTTATTACCTAATCTAACAGTAAAAGAATCATTTAATGAATATGCAGAAGCAGGAGTAGCTGTATATTCCATTACCCATGGTACTCTACCTCCTTGGCCAATCTGTAACATTGCTTGTGGATAACCAGTAAAATAAGGTGGATTATTAGGGCTATGTCCTAACTTAGGTTTTATCCAATGTTGTACTGATACTCCAGTAGAAGAAAAATCAGCATCTTCAACATTATTACCTGCACAACTGATATAACCAGCACCATTATAATCTGGAGTAGTTAAATATTTTTCTGTACCATCTACACCATAAATAGTAGGTGCAATAACATTAGCATTTAACCCAGTAGGTGATAAATCAGTTACTGTAGTATCTCCTGATGTGTAGTTATTAGTTAGATTATAATAGAACATACTATCTGCTATAAAGTCAGAAGCAATACTTCTATCATTACCAGCACCATATACTCTATTATATCCTACAAATGCACTTCCTATTATTCCCATATTATACTAAGTTATAAGTTGATGAATAGTAATCATAGATTGTTTGTATTTCAGCATCACTTAATAATCTGTTATAGAATAAGTTTACAGCATAATAACCTGCTTGTCTGTAAGCTGTTAACTGACCTGCTTGACCAATAATCATCCTATCTGATGCTGTTGTAGTATAAGTTGTACTACCACCTCTACTTAGATTAAAATCACCAGAACCATATTGTGTTAAACCTGTAGCATTTGAATCACCATAGCTAATCTTTAATGTTCCTGTTGCTGGGTCAAAACCACTTTGTAATCTTCTTGCTACAAACTGATTGTACCCTGTATTATATGCTTGTGTAGTTAAATAATATCCTGTATTACCACCAATCCAAGTCTCTATTCTACCTGTACCACTAAGTTGGAAACCTGAAGGTTCAGCACCTGTTCCACCAATATCTAACCCCCAAGTAGACTTAAAACTTCCTAATGGGGTTGCTGTTCTAAGTATTTCAATATGGGTTATTTCTGTTGTAGCACTCCAATCACTAACAGTATTGGAAGTTCCAGCACCTGTATTTAGAAAAACACTACCACCACCCATTGTAGAAGTATCTTTAGAATAAGTACCTGATAATGTTATATCATTACCATTAACACTTTTATCTATCCAAGTAGTACCTGAAGTATAATCAGAAGCATCATACCAACCTATTAACCCTGATGCAGGTGGTGGTGGTAATGCTGCATCCCCAACTACTAATCTACCTATTCTATTTGTTCCTACTCTAAATGGCATTATTCTGTGTTTTTAATGTGTTTTACTTGCTTTTCTTCCACCAAGCATATATTCTACCGACGTTAAGAACTAACGCGGTTATAAGCACTAAAATAGAAATCATAGATTGTATTTCCATAAACGTTAATCCCATGCCTGCTGCTGAGGCTACATTTGCTACTGAATCTTTTGTCATTGAGTCCATTATGATATTATGCTTGTCTACTTAATGATGTGTTAAATGTTGTTAGTGCATCATACAAATCAGATGCTTCTGTAGCATCTAAATGGTCTCCTATTGTGTATGTAGCATTTCTTCTATTTGTATAACTCCCCCCATCAGGGTTAAAACCATCAGCTGTTCCACTTCTATTATCAGCAAATAATGCTATAGGATTATTCCAATCAGTTACAGTAGTATTACCACTATTAGCACTACTACCATTTAAGTATAATATTGTACTTGGATTATTTGCACTATTATAAGTTCCTATAATAGAACCTTTCTTTGAAGTATTTGAAGTAGTAATAAATCCACCCATCCCAACATAAGAAGTATTACTATTAAACTCTATAATCAAAACATTATTATTACCTACACCTGGGTTGTTAGCACCCATATCATAACCTGCACTACCTGCTTGGTTACAATAAACACTTAAGTGTCTTGCTACCCCATTCCATTCAGTTAATGGATTATAATGTGTATTACCAGCAAAGTTACTACCATCACCTTGTACACCATTAGCACTAAATACTCCATTATTTGGATTATCCCAAGTTATTCTAAAGGCAGCATCTGTATCTTGTGGGTCTGATAAGTTCCATTTAGTAGAGGTAGCTGTACCACCTACAAATGGGTATATAACATTCATCTTAGACCAAATAGCTGCTGATTTTAAATCTAATACAAACTGGTTAGTTGCATCTTTCTCTGTAGTAGTTAGAGTATCACCTCCACCTTCTACTGCTGTAAAGAATGCTTGTGCATCAGCATCATAAGATGGTCCTGATGGTGCCATAAAGGCAAATGGTGTAATAATCATAGTTTATTAACTAAAGTTTGCTAATCCTGTTGCTTGCAATGTTGTACCATCAAATGATACTAATGTTAAGATATCTACTTCACCACTACCAGTTGAAATAGTAAATGCTGTTCCTCCTGGGAAATCTATTGTTGAAGCATATGTTAAAGTAGCTGCTGAAGCATTTTGTGTAATCTTAATATTGATTGTTTGACCAGCTGTAATATTTGAAGGTGTTAAAACTGTTGTTCCTCCTGCAGGCATTGCTAATGTAAAATAGTTACCTACTGAACAATCTAATGCTGTTGTACCACCTGAATCACTTATTGTATTTACTGCACCTGTTAACTGACCATCTATCTCTGTATCACCTAATGTCTCTGCACCTTCAATAACATATAATGTATTTGCATCTGGTGTTAAGGCATCATATTCTGCTTGTGTTAAGTGAATGACAGTATTTACTGCATCTTCTGATGAAACAGCTGATTGACCAACATTATTAAGTAGTGTACCTGTATTTGTACCATCATCAACTAATGTATCTCCATAGATTGATAGGTGTTTTACTACTACTTCATCTGCTTTAGTTGTAGCTAATCCTGTACCACCTATAATAGCACTTCTAGCATGTGATGTTGTATTACTACTACCACCTAATAAGGCATTATGACTACCTGCTGTTGAAGTATTACTTTCTCCTCCAATCATTGCCCTATAGTTTCCATCACCAGAAATCTGTAATCCATATCCAAAGATTACATTAGCACCAGTAAAGTTTCCATTTACACCATTATCTCTACCAATAACAAAGTTATCTTGTCCATTACCTAAAGTTCTGTTATTGTTGTTTCTACCAATACTAATAGAAGCACCTTTACCTGAAACATTATCTCTACCAATAATCACACTACCAAAAGAGTTTCCATCTGTTGATGGTGTATTACTAAATCCAACATTAGCTATGTTAATAACTCTACTTGATACACCATCACCCACATGAAGCACACCATTAAGTGTCATATCTTCTGTAGCTGTATTCCCATTATCTAAAACATCTTGTAAAGTTGGGGTTGTAGCAATACCTGTTAGTTGTGAACCATCACCTATAAATGCTGAAGCACTAACATATCCTGAAGCACTTACATTAGCATCTATTGTAACTAATGTTCCATCATCACTAATGCTTGAATCTATAAGTTGGTGATGACCACCACCTTTTTGTAATGTGTTTACTGTAGGTTCTACTTCACTACCTTTTGAACCAGTAGGACCTGTTAATACAACACCACTATTACCTGATTCTTCTACAATAACCCAGTTATCACTTAAACCATCCCATTCAAATGAAGCAGTAGCTGGAGTACCTGAACCTGAATCATATACTACTAAACCAGCATATCTTGCTGTTGGTGTATCAGCATTTAGAATAATAAACTCGTCTCCAATGATTACTGCTGAACCTGTTACTGTTCTTAAACTTCCAATACTTGCTGAAGTAAATGAAGCAAAACTTGCTGTAATGCTATTAATATTAATATTAGCATCACTTGGTAAATCTAAAGCTAATGAAGCTGTATCTGCATTTACTGCATGTGAAGCACTTGTAGCATTGGCTACATTATCTACTACTAAGTCAAATGTTGAAGCATCACCTTTTGTGAATGTTAAAGTAGCATCTGTAGCACTACCTGTAACCATAAAGCTACCTGTATCAATAGGTACTACATTTAAAGCAAATGATGCTGTAGTAGCAAATGATGCTGTACCTTCAAAGTTAGGTGCAGTTAATGTTTCTGTAGATGGATTATAGTTTAAGCTATTATTAGCAAGTAAACTATTATATCCAACACCTCCAGCTGGATTAAATGTTGGAATAGTAAGGTCTAAGTTATCACTTGTACCCTGAATATCAATCTTATCAGCATTTGAAGCTGTTGCAGCATAAGAAGCACTTAAAGCATTATCTGCGTATGATGCTGTTACATCTAATGATGATATTAAGCTACCGCTACCATCTGTTAGTTGGTTTGACCCACTAATCTGGACTAATCCTTCATAGCTGTCTTTAATATTTAATGGTCCTAAGTTTCTTCCCATCTTATTCTATGTTTGAACCCCAAGGGTATTGTGAATATGCACTATTTGTTACTCGTAAACCGTTTTCTTTAGCCCACTTAAAGTTACCTGCTTGTTTAGTTGATTTATTAAATACAACAGGTGAACGATATTGTGTACTATAGTCTGGGTTTTGTTCGTATGCTTTATTGTTTTCACTTAGTTCTGGGAATGTGTTTTCATTCTCTGAAATATATTGTGATAACTTTTCAGCATAAAACTCTTGTTTATTTTCTACGCTTTGTCTTTTTACATTAAATAAACTTCTATCTACTTCAATAGAGTTTTCGCCACCAGTTGGTGTCAATAATCCGTTGTTTCGCGGGCGTATATAAATGGCCTCTAATGTTTCATAGTATGCCGCGTATAATAAGAAGTCTTGTATATAATCATTTACTAACGTTTCATAAGCACTACTTGTCCAACTATCAGCATCAATCTGTGATAGAATAGAGTTATATAGTTTTGTACCTATAATACGTTGTAAGTGAATATCTTGTGCTTCGCGAATAGCATTTTTGATTAAAGCAGTATCCAACATATCATTTACGTCGGTAAACTGTCTAAACTTTGCTTCGCTTAAAATAAAGGTTGATGTCATAATGTTGGAAGTTCTGTTATTGGTTCGTTTAAGTTGCCCTCTGCCTCTCTATCAGCTTCCTCTATTTCAGCCTCTAAAGTAGCATCATCACCTGCTTCCGCTTCTGTTGAAGTAACTACATCGTACTCTTCTTCTCCATCAGCAAATAACTTAAGTTGTTGAATACCTAATGTTATTTCTTCTGCGGGGAACATTGCGTTTAACAGCGTTTCAAAACAATATAATATGTCCTGCTGATATGGTCTTATTACTGTGTTTAATAACAGTAAATACGCGTCTAACATTTCATCTCTACCACCTAGTTGTCCTGATGTTTTAATACCAAGAATCATTGGAGAAGTAATCCTGTGTGCAGTTAATATCTTTTGTACTACCATTTCATTTACATTGTAATAGTAGTCATCTGCCCCATTTTGTGGGATTGGTGTTATGTCTGGTTTGTTTTCTGGAGAATCAACATCCATGTATAATAAACTACCTGCATTATTTGAACCTGCATATTGTAGTTGTAACATTCTTTCGATTGCTTCTCTTTCCTCTTCATCAGCGTTTGTATAAGTTGTAATCGCTAAAGAAGGTGCTAAACCATTTTTAATGTTGTTAATGTGGAAGTTATCTACCTCTGTATCTAAATCGATTACTCTTAATGCACCGACATAATCAGGTAATGGATAGTACTTCATACCAGGACGATACGGATTATACACGTATATTTGGCGTGGTTCTGCCTCGTTGGTATTTGGGTTGTAAACAGGTAGGCATGGCAAATCTGCCACGGATTTTCCTGTGTATCTGTATTGGGTAGCCCATTCGTCACTAATGTAGTAACCTGGAATCTTACCTCTATAATCTTTTTCTTTTGCCCTTAGGAATGAATAGTCAATATGGTATACTTCTGCTATGGCTGTTCTTGCTTTATTCCAAATAACTTCTAAACTGAAGCCACCATATAGCTTATAATCTTGTGCTACCTTTTTAAATATGTTATTCCAAGTCTCTCCGTCTCTATTTGCTTTCTCTAATACATAATCTGGTTCAGCTACTAAGCCTTCACCTACAATACCATCTACAATAGCGTTTACACACGTATTGTGGATAGAGGAGTTATTATATAGTTCGATTAGTTCTTCTGGGAAACTATTATGGAGACCAAACTTAACAAAATCCTTACCCTTTTCTTCCTGGATATAGACTCTGTCTGTTGTTTGTTTTGCTATGCTTGAAAACTTAAGTTTATCCATTGTATGTTGTATAAGTACCGTTTTCGTTCGGTGATAAATATTGTGTAATGCTTACCTCGTTGCTACCTGAAACAAATGCCCTATCTGAATATATTAAATCAACAGGTTGTTCTTCTCCTGCTTCATCCCATATTTCATTATAAGAGTTCCATGCTGTAGCTACTGTTTGCCAAGTTGCTGGAATAACAAGATTAGTCCAAATCCCTACTTCATATTGTCCTGAAGGTGAAGGAACTAATGCACCATCATTCTCTATTACCAACCAACTCCTATATTGATTAGGTACTGAAGTAGCAGTTACAACAAATGTTCCATTACTCTCGTCATATGACTGACTAAATACAGCAACTAAACTATCATAATATCCAGAACCAGTATTAACTGTGTCTAAATAAATAGCATTTTTATTAGTTGTTTCTGATTTATTAAACTGTAGCATAGAAGGTATCAAAAAAAGATTAAGGGGGCACGCTTAAATACGAAACCCCCTTAGTCTTATTGTTTTTATTAACTTAAAGTAATGCCGCTTAGTGCATCACCTAAGCTTCCTGATATTTCAGAAGCTGGTTCTGGTTCTTGACCAGTGAAGGTTAAAGAGTAGCCATTTAAATCGCCGAAAGCTGTTCCTGTGGCACCTGTGCCGCTTAACAACTGTACGCCGTTTTCCTCGCCTAATAACCAGTATCTACCAACGCCGTCTTGCGAACCGTTGTTAGTTTCTACGATGATTTTTAAGTCTGGATTTTTAGCTAATACTCTAACTTGGTTACGTGTAGAGGATTGTAGTTTGAAGAATACTGCGTTAACGCTTTGTTCGTAAAATACAGTTCCGTTTTCTGGTGTAGCTGAAATAGCTTCACTGAAATCAGAAGTTTGACGGAACAACTCGTATTGGAAGAACTCTCCTGAACCTGTAATCCCACTGATTAACCCTTCACTTGCGTCTGTAACGCTGGTGATTGAACCAGATAGAATGTATAGGTTTTTAATACCGCCAGTGTTGTCTCTACAACCTAACGTAAATCCTGAAGTTATATCACATGACATAGTTTATCTGGTTTTATTTAATATTAGAGGGGAGTATTTCATCCCCTCCTCTATTAAGGGTTATTATTATGCTACATCGTTACTTACCCAAAACTCTGGATAAGCGATGTTTACTCCTAACTTAGTAGCGATTCTGTGACGTAGTTGGTCTGTGTTAATGTCATACCAAAGTTGAAACTCTGAAAAATCTGACATTAAATCAGTACCTGCAACGATTTGCTTAGCAGGCCCTACTACGATTCTACCTGAACCATTCAATCCTGAAGTACCTACAACTTTTACACCTGGTGCAAATGGGTAAGCGATTTCCAAGATACCACCTCTGTTAGAGATAGAAGCTGGGTCAAAGTAATAGTTATTAGCTGTTCTAAGTGCAGCGATGAAAGTACGGAACTTAGAAACTGACATGAAGAAAGTTAAATCTTCTCTATCTGCTACATCATCAGAAAGTGCAGCTAACATAGTGTCCATGTTTGCTAAAGTAGCGTCTGCAGTACCTGCAACAACTACACCAGCAGTTGAACCTGAAATAGTTGCAATCAAACCAGTACCACCATCAGTACAACCAGCATCACCATTCCATAAAAATGAATCATTTGATTTTTGAAACTGATTTACTAATAGTTCAGAATATGCTTCTGCAGTTTTGAAAGTAGTATTGTAGCTACCTGGTTCGAGGTCTGCAATACCTAAGTAATACTTATCCATGTCTTTAAGGCATATGCCGTCAAAGCTGGTACGTGGACATACTGTGATGTTACGTTGTGAATAAGTTAATGAACCTGAAGGTGTAGATACACAAGTACCATATTGTACTTGAAGGTCTACCTCCATAAGGTTGATTGGTTCTTGGTGCTTAACACCTTCTTTTACGGTTACATATTCCATAGTGGAACCTCCGTAAACGATTTTTGGTAGCAATAAGCCGGCTACTTCGTTATTAAACGCCGACAGTGCTGATACATCTAAAGCCATAATGTTTAGTTTTGTTTGTTTTTAAGTTGTTGAATAGCTAACTTGATTCTGTCAGCGTTAGCAGCTGATTCTATCGAGAACGATTGAATGTTGTTTTTAGGTTGGTATGAAGACATTTCTGATTTCACTGAAACAGAATCCATAGCAGGTGCATTTTCATACGATGCCATTTTTTCTTTAAGTGATTTCATTTCTTCCTTCATCTTACCTAACTCTTCTTTCATAGCTTCTGCGATTTCTGCAATGATAGCTTCAGTGTCAACTGCAGGCATTTCTACCTCCATATCTTCTTTAACTACTTCCGCAACAGCTTCTTTGATATCTTCAATAGCATCTTTCATGCCATCCTTGTACCCTTCTTCTTCAGCGTCAGTTCTTGCATCAAACTCTTCTGCCATCTCTGAATCTACATCTTTTTCTTCTTCGCCTGCCTCTACTTTAGAGATACTTTCAACGATTGAATCTTTAGTTTCGATAGTAATACCATCAGCAAGTTTGTGCATTCCATCCGGCGCATCCATTTCCTGATTATCAGTAGTTACTACGCTTACTTTATCACCTACTTCAAGTTCATCACCTGGAAACTTAAGGACAAATGCAGAGTTTTCATCAGCGATTTCGCCAAATACCTCTGCTACTTCTTCAGTTACAGCTTCTTCACTAAAAGTTTGTGTAGATTCTTCGTTTACGATTTCTTCAGTAGCAGCAACCTCTACAAGTGAAAAATGTGATTTCACGAGTTCTTTAAGTTCATTAGAAGTCATATATTCTAAATATTTAATAGGTTAATACTTACATCCCTAAAGGGGTGCGTATATAAATATAAGGAAAGATTGCCTCGGTGAACTTTTTTTCGTATATTACACTATATGAAGCAGTTTAGAGATACACCATATTATATTACAGAAGAGGGTAAAGTGTTTAGATACTATCCTGAACGTAAACATATTTACAATAAAGGTTATATAACCAAACCTGAAAAGTATAAAGAACTAAAACCAGGTACCCAATCAATGGGATATAAACAAGTTGTATTACACGAAGGATTCTCTAAACCTACATCTTGTAGAGTTCATAGATTAGTTGCTGAACTATATGTTCCTGGATATTTTGAAGGTGCACACGTAGACCATATTGATTGTAATAAATCAAATAATCATCCTAATAATCTACAATGGTGTACTAAAGAATATAATAATAAAAAAGGTAATAATCCTAACTATCCTTTATTCGTCCAGATTTGATAGCACACAGCAGTTGCTTGTGATTTATCCCGCCCTTCCTTTTCAATAAGTTCTGGGATGCATCTATTGATGAACTCTTCTTGTCTTTCATTTAGTAGTGGTGTAGGCATATTATTTTACTTTTGATAACATCATTTCAGCGAATAGACCTTCAACACTTAGCCCTAATACTTTACCTGATTTAATGTAGTTATTCCAAATATCTTTATTATCGATTTTGTATTTAGCAAACCAAGTTCCATCTGGTAAGTTGTAACCATAGTTTTTAGACTTATCATTGTCACTTTCTTTAGTCCAAGTTTCAACCATAAAAATATCATCAACTAAGTTACCATCGTGTTCAATATTTACTCTATGGATAACTTCATCTTTCATTGCTTTATGGGCAAGTTTTTCAATAGTTTCCTTTGTAAAGTAAACATAATATTCACCATCAGCATCTCTACGTTTGATTAACTTGTTAGGTATCATTAATGGAGAGATAACTACTTGTTGTTCGTCCATAGCAGCAAATGATTCTTCAACTTCTTTTAGTTTAGACATTTCCTGCTTGATAAGTTCTTCAGTAATAGCTGCTTCAAAGTTCTGAATAGGAACGCAGTTAGGTACTTTTCTACCATTCTTAGTTTTTAGTCCTATTGCTTTATAGCCTGGCTGGCAAGCATCATCTAAATCGTTGTATTCTTCCTTTACAAACTCTTCACCTGCTTGTCTTAGTTTCTTTTCTGCCCAACTAAGTGCACTTGGACCTCCCCAAAGTAAATAGCTAATATAACCACAAGCATCGTAGTTTTTTCTATCACGTTGTAGTTCATAGTTGTCACGTTGTCTTATTAGGAAACTACGCATTCTTCGTACGGTATCAAGCGATATCGCTTCGCGGTTGGCAAGCTGTTGGGCCCTAACTTTACCTACGCGAGTAGCGCATTTATTTCCTGTTGCTTCATTTCTTTTGATTCCTTGTTTAGCTGCATTAACTGCTGCTTCTGGGTAATCAGTAAATGTTTCAGCAAATGATTCTGCATTTGGTTTAGCGAAGTATAGGAAATCTTCTTCTATTGCTGGTTGTTCTACTAATGCGACAGCATCTATACCTGCTAATACGCTATTTTCATCTATGTCTAACTTTACAATCTTCATACTAATAAATATTTATGGGAACTGTCTTCTCGTTTGTAATAATGTTTCTGCTTCTAAACCATTTGATACATCACCTGCTAAAACATAAGCCCTTACAGGTTGTGATTGTGATAATGTAGGTGTTAATGTACCTGTTGCACCTCCTATTGTTGTTGTTCCTATACCAAATGAAGTATTAGGAATACCTCCTCCTCTTGGAGTATTAGGGGCTGCTGTATCACCTGGTTCTGTACTGTTAATCTGTCTTAAAGAAGCTGCTGTTGTAGCTGCTAACAAAGCAAACTGCGTAGCCTGATAAGCAATAGCAAATGGACCTGTTGTTTGCGAGTTTTTAATAATACCAACACCTGCTTGTGCTGCATCAATAAGTACGTTAGCTGATGCTATAGCTTTATTTTCTCCGAATAATGCACCTAATGCACCTTGTAGATTATCAATACCATCTGTAAGTAATAGTTCTTTATACTCTTGTTCGGCTTGATTTATTGCCCGTATCTTATCACTTTTAGCTTTTTCTATTTGAACCTCTGTAGCAGCTTGGGCTGTTTTAGCATCAATAAGTTTTAAACCACTATCAGCAAGTTCAGTATCTAATGTTATTTCCTTTTTCTTAAGGTCAAGTTTTTCTTCTTGGAACGTTTTATACTTATTATCTTGTTCAAGTTGTTTTTGTGCTGTTTCATCTGCAATAATACCTGCCTGGATAACTTGATTTAATACATCTTTTGCTTGTTCTAAAGCTATTTTTCTTGCTTCAACACCTTCTTCATTTACTTTTAAGGCATTTTGTTCACGTGCTAATCTATCCTCTGCAAGCTTAATATCTGCTTCTGCTTGTTGTCTGGCTATTACAAGTTGTTCTTCTAATGTTCTATTATAAGCATCAGCTGTTGCTTGAATATTTTTTAATCTTGCTTCACCACCAGTAATAGCACGTTCAGTATTCTTGATTAACTCGAGTTGTTCAGTATATAACTCGTTTGTTGTTTTTATTTCTTCTTGGTTATTCTGTTGTCTTTTTCTTAGTATAAGAAATGCTGCAGATAAAGCAGCTACTGCTGTAACTACTAAACCAATAGGATTTGCCCTTAATACTGCATTATATATTCTCTGTGCTTTAGCTAATAAATCAGTCTCTGTAGCTAATACTCTAAATCCTTCAAGTGCACGTTTAGAACCTTCTGCTAACGCAATAGCACCAACTGCTGCTGTCTGGAAACGTTCAGCTTGTTCCTCTGTAACAGCACCTGTAATAGCTAATCCCCCAGCAAGTGTAGCAATACTACCACCCACTAAGTTAATAGCACCATCAAGGGTTTTAATGTTATTTTCTAACCTATTTACCTGCTGTTCCGCATCCTGCGTATTCGCATTTATGTCAATATTGACTGTTTGTGTTGTTGCCATCTGTTATGCTTTTTTCTGTGTTATAAACCAAGAACCACTTGTTGGGGCGTATAGTGTAACACCTTCAAAGGCTTTATTAACTAAATAGTTACCTCCTAAGGCACCATCTATTGAATCTGTTGATTGTGCTGTTATCTCTATTTTATCATTTGCGTTAACTGTATTATCACAAATAAATCTAAGTTCTCTTTTATATCCTTGTGAATCTCTACCTGTAA